AGTGCCATGATTCTTCCTTGGAGTCCTCTGGCGTCATCGTCAGTCATCTTAAATGAGCGGCGCAACATATCGTAAGAACCAATTGAGTCACCAATCGCAACACCAGACTTTTGCCACAGGGCAAACTGAGCTGAAATCTCAGTAGATAGTTCTCCTAGCTCCCTGGTTGGGAAGACACTCATTAACTGGGCTTGTGCTGCGCCGGCGTCTGTCATGGTAACACCAAGTTCGCGGTAGGCTTTGCTGCTTTCCATCACCTGTTCCGTCAATTTCTTTGAGGCACCGGTAGATTGAACAAAGGATGTCATCCCCTCTTCCAATTCGCTGAATACATTTCTGAAACCTAGAAGACTTGTCTGAACAAGTTTCTGAATCATTGATTCAGCAATGTTTGAAACGGTATACGTCTCTTTCAGACGAGCCGCAAATTTTTGCTGCTCCTTGGAGCTCTTGAAGAGGGCACCAACCTGTCCCACGAGGGTGGTGTTGAAGCTGCGGGAAACACCAAGCAGTGTATCCATCTTATCGGCAACACCATCTGCCGATCCCTCGTATTCCTGCCATGCCCTTCTGGTCCTATCAATCTTTATTTCAAGGACACCGAGAGCTTTTGCCATCTTTTGTTGAATTTTGGCTCTGTCCTCGTCAGATTTTGCGTCTTCGAGGTCGAGCTCAAACTTCTTTTTCGTGATCTCATACTCTTGCTCTGCCAACTGATAGCCGATGCGCTTCTGTTCGTTGACGTCTGTCTCGATGGCAAGCTGTTTTCTCAGAAGTTCTGCGCGTTGCGCTGCGGTCATGGACGAGTCGCCAAGATCAGAAGCAAGACGAGATGTGCCTTCGCCCTTTTCTTTTTTCTCTTTTCTATCTTCCGATAGCCCTTTCTCCATCTTCGCAATAGATGAAGCTAGCGCTGTTAAGACGTCTTCCAACTGTGCCACTGATTAACTCTCCTATTATTTAAACGGCCACTTGAGCCCAGTTGTTCTCTCGAACTTTTTCACTGCTGAGTCTAGTGAATATCGACTACGGTACGTCTGAGGGTTGTCTAGTCCGAACTTACTGTAAGTATCGAGATACCTCTTTTCTCTTCCTAGCACTCGCGCAAAGTCTTTTACTTGAGTTTGGCTTCCTCGCACCGTAACAGGTATTGATCCTCCGCCAAACATGTGATTCATGATGCCCTTTATGGCGCCACCAAACATCCTAAGATAGCTTTCGTTCACCTCGCCACGCGAGTGTGCGCCGAGATCAATAACGTATTCTTGTAATTCTTTGTTTTCTTCCATCTTTTTGCCTCCAAGGGTGTGGTATAATTGTAGTAGTAATTAGTAGATATAAAAAAATAGAGAGGACTTATAAGGGTTCTCTCTATTTTCTCTTTCTGGATGCCTCTGTGACAGCCTCGTTTTCCATTTCTTTTTGTTTTTGTAGTCTCCGCAAAAACCACCTTCTAATTTGAATCGGGAGAGTGTATGCCTCTGCAAAACTCCAGTGCCCGAAGTATTTTAAAGCGAAGATCTCTTCATATACGGATTCTATGTACCTATGATCGAGGCCAAAAAAAGTCCGTAGTGACAGGAACCTCCAGGTCCTGTCGGTGGGTGCATGAATTACACACAAATTCTTGTGTCAAATCAATGTTGGGGACTAACTTCTGATATATTCCCCGGAGGTATCGAGAGTCCATGGCTGGCATGTTCTCCACGAAATTGTTAATAGATGTTCTATCTCTTTGTTCTGCCACCGAAATAATAATAGACTTCAGGGTATCGGTGAGTGATGTAGATCCTTCGTCTTTTGATTTTTCCTTTTTAGCAAGGAATTTTTGTAGTCGTGTTTCGTCGGCCCCGGTCAGCATTTTCAGCTCAACCGAATAGCCACTCTTTGGGAGTGTCAAAATAAAGGTATTTTGTTCCGTAAAATCAACTGCCTCTATCTTCTCATTTAAGTCATCTCTGTTGAACGCGGCTCCAACTGTTGCCACTTCTTCCAGATCAAATTCAAATTCTTGGGAGGCGTCGCATGCTGGGCATGTTACCTGCGTAGCATACTCGGAACCATAGCCAGTGATGCGAGCCGCAACAGTAAGAGCGTTTTTGTCTCCCACTAACAAGTCTTTTATCTCAATATCTTTATCGATAAGAAGGCTCTGAAGCATTCTGTCGAGGACAATTCCCTTGCGAATGAGGGACTGAGAGGCGAGGATATCCTCTTCCTTCGCTGTCATGTGTTTAATCTCAACTGTCTCCGTTGCGTGAAGCGGGTGCCCTTCGGGGTAATAAAGCCCCTTTGAAGGGAGATCCACAAACTCGGTGGGAACCGAAAAGTTTAATGCTTGAGGTGCTTCTTTTGTTTCTGCTGGGATATCCAGCTCAGGGGCTTCTGGTGTTTTAAGCCTCTTCTGGTTGTTTCTTGTTGATGACATTAGTCACCCCTTTCTCTTTTTATCTTTTACCTGCGGCGGTTATGAGCGTGGTACCGTATCAAAAAAGGTGAGTGTACCGGTGCCATCCGCGTTCGGAGTTGATAGTTCTGCCCAATCATACCGAATCTGAAGCTCGATAGTGCTCAAGTCATCCGTCTCATAGGTAAGTTCACTAAAGTTTACCGATTCAATCCAGGCATTGTTTAATACCCACTCCTCCAAGACATCAGTATCTGACTCTCCGATTTGTTTAATTGAAACGCGCCCCATGGCGCCAGTTGCTTGACGCTTGTTGATCGTCGTGATGGGTGCATTTTCGTTTCCTGGTACCGAATACCCCGACGCGGCTAAAATCTCGGCGGCTTGGGCTGCAGCGTTTGGATCAACAGGATCCACCAGTGTGATCGTTACAGTTTCCCACGTTACCCGTCCTGGGTAATTAAAGGTGTGATTGATATATTTGTGCTCAGTGTTGCTGACAGTGAACTTTGGCTTTGTGGCGGATTTAGCATACCAAATCGCGCCGCCACCGAATTCCGACAACGTAACTGTAAATCTATATGCCCTCTTCGGGTCTTTATTAGGACTTGTCCAAAAATTTACACCTGCCATTTGTTATTCCTCCTCGTGAGTGTCGTTCATAAATAAGTAGTATCTTTCCTCTTTAATCATCAAAAGATGCCCCAGTTCTTTGAATAATAAAGTCAATGGCAATAAATTCAATTGATCTTGCTGGCTGCAAGAAAATCTTTGCATACATAATATTCCGATCAATTAAGTCTGGAGTGGTAGTGGTATCATCCAAGACAATCTTATATGCTGTCAACCCTAGTTGGGCTTTGACATCTCTCAAGAAAGGCTCTGCTTTGCCAAGGAAACGTGCCCACGTTGTTTGCACGTTCTGATCAAACAGGAGTGTCGAAGCAATGTTCGAGATACCTTTTTTGACGTGAATCATCATACGACGAACGTTCACTCTGTCAAGCGCAGATGGAGTGGCTTGCATTGTCTTCTGTCCGAAGATAACAATACCTTCTGCCGGGAATTTAGCGATTGGGTTCACGTTGTTCTCGTAGAGCTTATCGCGCATCTTCCGAGTCAAGTGTTCGCGTACACCAATCACAGGGATACCCGCTGCTCCGTCTGACAAGCCACCTCTGGTGAATCCTGCCGGGGCAAACCACGGTGCAGACTTCTTATCATTGCTGGCGAAAGTGCCCAACGCGGCAACTGATGGGGGAACCCAAAAGATTTTACCTGATCCAAATTCATCCTTGGTTTGTACCCACGGATAGTAAGCGCAAGCATAACTGCTATTCATAGCGCGATCTTTTAGTGTGGCAACAGTCTTATCTACCGAACCAATGTCTGATAGTCCGTCGGCATTTTCATACGCAGGGACATAGCCATCTTCCAAATCAATAATTGCCAAGGAATCTGCTCTCTCCTGACATACCGTCACCAAGTGATTGGTTAAAGAAGAGTTGGTGATTCCAGGAATGGCAGCTGCATTCATCTCAATGAGTTCTGGATCTGCAACTGTATCAATCGCTCGCTTAATGGAGTTGAAGGCGTAACTATCGTTCTCATCCTTGTTTACCATCAGTGTATTACTCAAAGGATCTCTGTTCTTTACATTGAACCCGTCGAACCCTCCTACCATCGGCATCGTAAAGCGATTGAATCCCGCTTCGAGAGTGCTCTCAAAAGAGGCGGAAGCATTAACGGGATCAGTGCTTGGTCCCGGAAGAAGTCCACCGGCAGAGAGCGATTTCCCATCTACCCTAAGTCCTTCTTGGTAGTATGCCTGATTAGACACTTTGGTTGAACTTGAAACATAGGCAATGTTATCCAAACTGAATACAAAAGATTCCTGTGTGGCTGGATCTACCTCTGTTAAGTCTGGCAACATGCGTGTCAGATCGGCATAAGATGGATCATAGCGGCTGGCACCTCGTTGATCGGTGGTTACTCCCCAATATGCATTGGTTGGATCCGCGAAGCCGCCAAACGAACTAGAGCTTCTGAGTGGAAGCTGAGGACCTGTCATCATGAACGGGTTGGCTGCGCCGGAGGCTCCTTCAATTCCAGTGCCACTACTAGAGCTGTGAGGAATTTCAGTAATCCACAGCCCATTGGGATCGGTTCCAAGAGTTCCTGAAACCGTCACATAAGTGTCGGGTCCTCGGAAGCCAAAAGGAATAAGAGAGGGATCAAGCTCTCCGCTCGTCATCTTGTCGGAAGGAGTTACATAAATGTACTTCGATTTATTGTTATAATCTCCATACTCAATGAAACGTTTCTCGGACTTGTTCCACTCGGCGAATTTATCACCAACTTTCACAGCCAAATAGTTAGCGGCTTCGGGATCTAAACTACACCCTGTGAAGCTCTCTAACACACGAGGGTTGGCGTCGGTGTCGTTTGCATCGCGCACTTCGACGGTAAATGTCCCATAGGGATCATACTCAGGATTTGTGGGAGCCGCAATATCACGAATAGAAATTTTCACATTCGAGTTGATCCAGCCGCCCGTATCCAAAGCAGTAAATTTAAAAAGATTTGTCATATTTGCTGGCAAGAAAGATTGTGAAAGCCCTATATCCTGAGAGATTACCCAACCAGTTGATCCCGGTGCGGCATCTTGTTCTCTGGAGCCGCAGCCCTTGAGTGCCACTATAAAACCAACAGCACCTGTTGCGTTCGTTGCAGCGGAAGTCGGAAGCGTGTCATAAGCATTCCTACCGAAGCTTTCTCCCAAAAAGTATTCAACTTTTGATGGGTTTTTCTCTCCGAGCAATGTAGGATTGGTATTGAACTGCTTCCTAATATACATGTCAGAGCTGACACTAAGGTTAAAGGGGACAGTATTTGTGTCTACTCCCAAACCATTTGCAATGATTGCCTTGAATTGAAAATCTTCGCCGCTGCTCTCAACAAGTTCGCATGCGCCGCCGGCAACAGTTTGAGGTCCTGCCGAACCAGATTGACTCAAACCAGAAAGACGAATGGAGCCCTCATCCAAATAGAAAATAGCTGCCAAGGTTCCTGTTATTTCCGCCGCTCCAGACGGCTGGTTGGGTGCTATGTAGAGCCCAAATGCTCCGCCGTTAGAACCAGTTGCTGGGCTGGGGGAATTTGTAGTCTCCCACCCTGCAACGCCTTCTGCGGATGGATCGTCTTCAGAAGCGCCAACGACGCGAACAACAGTAAGAGGGGAACCATTCTTTAACCACGCACGAGCTGCATAACCAGCATACATCGGAGTAGTCCGATTGCCATTACGCCAAACATCATCAGTGTTTCCGCCCGGAACGGGGTTGCCAAAAATCTCGGTGAACTCTAAGAAAGAACTTACCTTTACGGGGCGCAGCCCTGGACCGCGTTCGGCTCTGCCAATAACGACGGGCCCGACGGCGGCAGGTACCCTATCCAAATGAGATTTATCAATCTCGTCTAAGAAAATTCCGGGTGATACAAATCTAAACTTTTTTGCTGACATCTTTTGATTTCTCCTCTTAAGGGTGCGTGACTATTGGAAGAGTCGCAACACTATTATATACCATATTAATTAGTATTTAAGAATTTCAAAAGCACAAAAAGTGTTTTTTATGGCTATTAGGTGCCTTTTTTCCTTTCGGCACTGATACTTTCGGTAGATGTGGAGGTTCTGCGCTCGGAAGGTGGGCAATTTAAAAGTGCAAATTCGCCCTCATCAAGCATTGTTCTTTCGCGGGGGATTTTAATTTCCACTGCGTTTTCGCGAGTAACAACAGATGGCTTATCTTGATTAGGTCCTTCGCCAACCAAATATGCCAAAACTCGAATGCTGATTTGTGACTCATACATGCGCTCATCTTCGCCCATATCCTCCACATTGCTGTCCGAAGAAAACTCGCTATCAATGAACGCCTCATAAGAGTGTCCATCTTTCTTTACAGTGAAGTAGTTGATATTGCCCGTTCTTGTCATGAATGGTTGCAACAAATCATTCATCTGTTGTTGATATTCTGTACGAACTTTAATAACATAGTTGGCATTAATGGAAACGGGGAATGGTATAGTTATGGTGTTATAGACAATTTTTTCATTCTTCCTCGGAAAGTTGATTTGCCCTGTAGCTCGCTTAGAATCGGCATTGGCAAAGTTTGCTGTCTTTGTCTGGTTGATTGCTCTGGTGATTTCAAATGCGCCCCCTTTGACGTCGGGGTTGGGGGGAATGTTTGCCCACGCAACGCCCTTGTCTGTAGGATCCTTCGCAAAACCAGATCTCTCCAGTGATATAAGAGGGAGGATCAGTGCACCTTCTTTATCTCTCATCTCTTTACTTCTCTTCGACTGATAAGCACGTTCAGCGGAAACCCAGATCACTGGAACTTTTTTGAAGCCTCGATTTGTAAGGGCGTGGAGGTCCATCTCCTCATTCAACCACTCGAACATCGCCACATCTACAGTTTCGATGGTTGAGGGCTCGTAGGTTACTACTGATACTTCTTCTTTTTTAGTGCTCGTCATTATTGCTCCTCTTCCTTGCTATAGAAAACGCTAGCATGCCAGTTTCCACCTTCATTAAAATAATATTTTTCCTCTTGCTCAAAATCACCCACTGGTGCCGAGCCAGTCTTTCTTAAGTAAATAGCACGTCCACCGTAAGATGACGAATTTTCATGAAGCCCAACAAGAACTGCATAGTCCGCAGGCAACGTTGCATCCAAACTCAAAATATCACTCATATCGGGATGCAAAGATACTTGGGGCTCCTCGGAGGGACAATCTGAAAAGAAATGTGATGGGTGCCATACGCCACCTTCATTGAAGTAAAACTTGCTAGGAATAGCAAAAGGAACCACCGGGTTGGATGAAGTTGCAGCTAGATAAAGAGTTTTACCAGTATAAGAAACTGAGTTGGTTGCATATTCCTGAAGAATGGCGCGATTAATTCCGCCTTCGCCATCATCAGATATCAGCATGATTCCTGATCCGATGCCTGCGACGGCGATCACCGTTGAGCTGCCACCAGCTGGCATATTCTCAACCTGATCGCTGAGGGAATCAATTTGTGTCTGCAGTCTGTTCTCTGTCTCCGTTAAGACATCGGGCAAGCCAATGACGTTTTCGACGTCAACATAAGAGGCAGTTAGACCAGCAAGAGAGGGCATTCCCGGCGGGGTGTTGAACACAAAGCCTCCGTCATTGGGATCAACCTGTATTTTGTGTGTTCCTCCAAAAATGATAGAACCAGTAGAAACATATATATCTCTTACTTGCTTATCTATGGTGCCAATGTCATAAAGGTTGCCAGATGCCGGGGCGATATGTCCGTGGACTTCGATGCCTGATGCCGTTAGCGTGGAAACTGTCATATCATTTCCAACAAAAGAAGATGCGCTCATCGAGCCTGTATATGTCAGAACGTTGCCTGGGCCAGTGACAGAAAGAGTTCCCACTGCCGTTGTTCCAGAGACAAAATGTAGAGAGGAGCGGCGAACATAAAGGGCATTCCATGGTTTCAATAGCGCGCCCAGATCATGGCTAAATCGAGAATATGGTAAAATATTACCACTAGAATTTATTGTCCCCTCGAAATTATGAGAATCCAATATTGCCGATCCAAAATTCGTTGAACGTGAAACGTCAAGAGTTCCGGTGATTTCCCCATCACCTGTAAACTTGCCATCCCAAGAGCCAGTTACGCCGACTAAGCCAGTGCCAGAACCAACAAAGGCAGAAGCAGACATATCCCCGACAACATCAACGTTGCCCATAAAATTAACCTCGTCTTTGAAAACAGAGGTTCCTCCTGAGCCGGTTTGCAAGAAAGAACCCGTAAACTGGTGAGTATCTGTAAGAGAGTTGCCAAATGTAGTTGAGCCAGTATATGTAAGAACACTATCATCGCTGATCGAGAGTGTGCCCACATCCGTTGTGCCAGATACAAAATGTAGAGAACTGTGACCCACATAGAGGGTGCGCCATGGCTTGGATAAAGAGCCAAGATTGTGGCTAAATCGGGCGTTGGGTATTAAGTTTCCACTTATGTCTAAGCTTCCCGAAAAGACATGAGAATCTGCGGCATCGGATCCAAAGCTAGTTGAAGTGGAGACATCCAAAGAACCAGTAATGGCTGCGTCCCCTGTGTGTTGTCCATCCCAATCGCCAGTTACACCAGTGATGCCAGAGCCGTCGCCAAAGAAGGCAGAGGCAGAAATAGTAGAAGAAGCAGAAAGCTCAGTGAAGGATGCCGTAACACCATGAACCTCTTTCCACCTCTTGTCCGATCTTCCAAGCATTGAGCCTGTTAAGCCAATAGCATCATTATAGGGGGAAAGTCCGCCGTAATCCTCCGTTTCGGTGGCGGTGACTTGGACGCGAACATCTTGGTTCCCGAAAGGGATTTCGCCAAGTGCATTCAGGTGCAGCCCCTGTACACCATAAAAACCGCCTACTCGATCCAGTCGCATGACTTCAGTCGGGCTCTCAGGATTAGTGTCCCCCATGTAGAATGTTGCGACCATTCCGTCGCCGGCATTGAGGGTGTTTTCCGATACAAATTCAAATCCTTTGGCGCCGTCGTTTTTAGTTCTAAGTTGCCCATTGTTTCTAACCTCGAAGGCTGGTATGCCTCCGTGAGATAAATTGGATGCATGTTGAGCTGATGCACTGCCGACTTGAAGGGATCCCGAAAACTTGTGTGTGTCGGTAGATAGTTGTCCCATGCGGGTGCTGCCTGAGATGATGACGGTGCCGCTTCCTTCAATCGTTAGGCGTGGTGGCATCGTTGTTGCAAAAGATCCGTAACTGTCTCTAGTCCTAAAAATTAGAGAGTGGCCAACGGCTTCGTTTTGAATATTCAAATTAGAATTCTGGCCGCTGTTGTCGTATTGCCCTATCTTCGCTTCTCCTGCTTTGGTTCCATATGGAATTTCTTGTGCCTCCGAAGAAGACGCCACCATATAGATGCCTGGGCTATTGCCTACCGCAACCATAAGTCCCGGATTAATAAAAACACTTTCGTTGTAGTCTGACTTTTTGAAGACGTTGCTACTGAAAAAATCTTGATTGCCCAACTCCACATATCGGGATTCAATAACGGTGCGGCCACCGGCAGGATTGTTGACACCTCTGTCACCTCTGACTCCAAATACAAGAGCATCTTTCTCGTCTTGCGAGAGACTGCTAGAAGCGGTGCTGCCAGGATTATTAAAAGGATAAAAATTTTCAAGATTGGCGCCGAACAGGTGCCTATCTTGATTTGAAGATTGCTGAGAGTATAGAAGAAGGGTTCCGGAAGGATCCGCTGGAATGCCTCGATACCGGTTATCTATCGTAAACCGACCGCAGTAAGGAGGGGGATATTGAACACCTGTAAGTTCCGTTGCCATATGAAGCGCAGTGCTTTTGAACGTTATGGAACCGCTAAAAACATGGTCGCCGTATTTGAAATCGGCATTGCCTCCGGTGAGTTCGAAATTGCCGTCGACTACCACGGATTCTCCGCTGGCCGGAGTTAAAGTGACATCTCCCGTACTGCAACCAAGTTTGAGGGGGCCATCGCCGGCAACAAAAAAGCTCGTGTCGTCATTATAAATGGCGCCGATCCTTGATCCATCGCTTTGGAAATCAATAATACCGCCTGAAAGTTCGTTGTTCAGGGCGAGAGATGTATATCCCCCATAAGAGGGTGGCGACGTCGTGCCAATTCCAACATCTCCCATCAAATGTACCTCATCTATAAATGTAGATGTTGCTCCTGAGCCTGTTTGGAGAATAGAACCAGTAAATGTATGAGTGTCTGTCATCAGGTTGCCAAAGCTCGTTGATCCGGACACATCCAGAGAGCCAGTTATGCCTGCATTTCCATCAAGCTGGCCATCCCAATCGCCTCCTCCTCCTGAAGAGTTGATTGTTATCTCGTCTGCAGTTGAAGTAAGGGTTATATTATCCCCCTCCACAAGAGTCTTCATGTTGAAATTAATTCCTGTCTTGTTTCTGAATACTCCTTCGCCGCTCCCCACATTGGACATGGTATTATCAACGCCGTCGGGGGTTATGATGTTGGCATTTTCGCATGCTGTAACTGAGTCTAGATCAAATTCGTTAACAGTTCCCTCGGCTTCCGAAAGCCTAAAGATGCCTTCACGCGCTCGAATGCAGCTTGCCACCACTTCAAATTTCTCGTCTATCTTCCCGAAAAGGAGCTTGGGCTGGCCCACAGTAATAATTTCATAAAGAATATTCCCATAAAGAACAAAGTCCCCCTCTCTCACGAAAAGGTTCTGGTCTTCAGTAAGTCTCCTTTTGTGGAATTTAACTTCAATGGCTGATTTTCTATCTATACCAAAATTGGTTGTCGTTGTTTCACTCCCTTTCCACTCAACCGCTGCAAATACTCGGATGGGTGGCAAGAAGGTTTTATTTAGTGCCTCACCATATAATTCATGAAAATCAGAATTGGGGATAGAGATTGGAAAATATACAACCTGCTGGCCCACCACTCGTTCGAGAACCTCATCATTAACTTGCTTAACTAAATTTGATTCTTTCCTCCCCGTAAATAGAGGCGGAGGGGGAGTGCCCGGTCTTTCGTATACCTCGCCACAGGGCTGCTCGCCTGAGCCTCCGGTGCTGGTGGTGTCTCCCGTTAAAACTCGTATTTCTTGGATGGGATCGCATGCGGGGGCTGTTAAGCGCGGATCATCATCTCCGTCGTCTGCATAAGATTCCGAGGGGAAAGTTCCGTCCCTTGCGCGAACACATTTTGCAGAAATTTCAATCTTTGAATCGGGCTGACCGAACAACAACTTTGGCTGCGCCAGCTGCACAATCTCATACTTCTGTTCGCCATACTGAATGAAGTCTCCCTCTCTTACAAAGAGGTTTTGGTCTTCGGTAAGGCGACGCTTGTGGAAGTGGATGGTAACTGAGGACTTCTTATCTATTCCGAAGCCAGTGGTGGCGGTTTCTTCGCCTTCCCATTCAGCGAGCACCTCAACGTGTACTGGTGGCAAGTAAGTTTTGTTAATTGCTTCGCCATAAAGTGGGTGAAAGTCTGAATACTTAATACTAATAGGATAGTAGAGTATCGAAGTTCCGATTACTCTTTCGATTACCTCGTCGGTGACTTGTTTTACAAGATCTTTTTCTTTTTGCCCCGTAAAAAGCGGAGGAGGGGGGGCAGCTGGTTGTTCCCATTTGTTGTCGTTATCAGACACTTACTATCCTCCTATCCCACAAAAATGAGTAAGGGGATCTTTTGTTGAATTTTGTTAGCGTTATCAATCAGTTCGGCATCACTAGCCATCAACTGTCCGTATGTCATCTCATCAAGGATTGTCTTCAATTCTTCTCGAAGTTTATCTTGTTCTTCTCTTGCTTGACTAGCTAGGGCATCACCATTAAGAGTTACTGATTCTCCAGGTATAGGAATGGTAGCAAATTTGCTCCTGGTGAGTCCGAGAGTTTCTTTGCTTAAAGCCAAGCAGAAGCGACGTATCCATTGCTTTCCAATTGCATTGATATTCTCATAAGGGACATTATCGAGCGGCAAAGTATTCATGTTGTTGATGCCGTCAATACCAATGTCCATATCTCCGTCCGAGTCCCAGTTGTTTCCTGGAATTGTAAACTCAAACCACATCTTTTGGATGTTATACGCTGAGGGGTTTGGAAAGATGCGGATCTTGTTGTTTCTAAGTTCATAGGAACACTGAGACGTTCTGGTGTAGAGTGCGTCTTCGTATGCCATGGCTTGAAGTTTGTTCTCCCACACTGGTACCACCTGAAATGTGCTGTCGTCTGCATACTGTCCATACGACGTCAGGTTGCCAATAACATTTAGCCCACCCTGATACCCAAAGAAGCGCCACATGACGCGGGGAGTCTTGTAAAACACCTTCTTAATTAAGATCTTTTTATTATCCACTGATCCACTAAATGAAGATCCGGATGCCATGATAATTTCCTGGAGATCATAATCTTGCTGAAGTGATACAATATCAAAAGAAGCAGAATATACATTAGCGCTTCCTCCAACATTTGCTTCCTGTGAAATACCATCGGCAACTCGACGTGCATAGGCATAATCAAACAATGGGTATTTTAAGCCAACGTGCGAGCCGCTAAGAGAATCTTTTAGTGTTCCAGACAGCATCTCCCCTCGGTGATCAAAAGTCCCTGTCTGGGCGCCCAGTACGTCAGAGAGTATGTTCTTGGACTGGTGTATGTTTATAAGATATGAATACTCAAGACACGATTCTTCATATGCGGCATAAACACTTTCTTCTTTAATTTCTAAATCTAAGACATCGCCGCCCAATTTGCGGTAGGTGTAAGTCACCTGATCGACGGCGCCTGAAATAAAATCATCCGACGAATATACGTTTGTTGCAAGTGAACTCAGAACGTTGGTTGTCGTTCCCGTTACGGGTAGGACAGAAACACTTGAATTGCTTTTTGGGGTGAGAACAGGAGCAGCCATGCAGATTACCTCGCAGGATATTATAATTCACTTAGTAAGTAGTTTATTTCCCAAGTAAAGGAAGCACAAATAAAAAACCCGTCACAGGGACGGGTTCTTTATATGTTATGTAATGTTTTAGATTAGCCGAGTAGATCTTCTACAATAACCAAACCGTACATATCGGGACGCACCATTTTCTTCGCATAGCGAGTCATCACACCCTTTCTGGGTACGAAGTCTTCAGGCCCGAAGATGGTAGGAGTGACTTGCAGCGGCACATAAGGGGAGTAAACATATCCACTTTCGAGGAAGTTACTACCTTTACGTCCAACCAAAATCACGTTACGTGGGAAGTATGGATCAACCAGAATATCCCATTTACCGCTTAAGGTTCCGACGTTTACCGTACCAGCAGTTCCCTTGTCATCATCGTGAGTCACTTTGGCTCGGAAGCCTGCGGTGAATTCGAGGATGTTGGCAACTTCGGGAGAAGTAACCAAAAAGGTAGCTCCGCCACGCAACACTTTGCGGTGGATCTGAGCGGATACGTCATTAACGACTTCGAGAAGCGTCTCGTACCATTCAGAAACCGTACCAGTGAAGTCGCCGGCGGGATCAAGTGCAGCACTTGTGTCACGATCAACAAACTTACCGGGGCGTCGGCTCCAGTAGTAAGTGCTCGCTTTTGCACCTTGCACCAAGTCGTTCAGGATTTCCTGATCGATTTCGAGAGCAATTTGCTCAGACAGAATGCTTGTCAATTCAACTTCGGCGTCGAGGTTGTGATAAGCGTTCAAGTCTTGTCCCAATTCAGGGCTCCATTTTGCTTTCAACTTCTTGGTGATTGCGGTAACAGCAACACTATCCACTTTGATGTCGATCTCAGGAATAGCGTCAACTGCTTCTCCATTGAACGTACCGGGTCCGGGTGATTCGCCAGCACCTTCAAGTCCCCATGGGTCAGTACCAACAACAGAACCTAAAGCTCCGCCGTCCGTAAACTGATCTTTCAAAGGATATGACAACGTACCAGCTACGTCATTGATGTCACCACCAACGTCGCGGAAAGTCAAAGTCAAAGTATCGCCGTCCAAAGTCGTCAAACGACGAACAAGCGAACTACCAGACAATTCAGCGCCAGTTGAAGCCGAAAAATTGATATCGATCAAGTTTTCTTTATTCAAAAGGGGGTTGATATTAGGTGTAAGAGCAGAGATATCCAAAGACAGCTGTTGGCAATCATTGGTTTCTCCCATCAAATCGGGATCATAACGGATAGCTTTGCTTCCTGCGGCACTCATGCTGCCAGGAGCACTAGCGGTTGCAACAACCACACTTCCCGTCGCTGCTGTTCCAGTGGCGCTTCCGGTAGGTGAGCTGTAACCACTGTTCAAGTTGTAGAAACCTTCGTCTGCTGCAGCGCCAGTTAGCGTTACACCACCAGTAATTTCAGAAGCCACACGGCCGCCACCATATACTGAATCTCCTGCTTCGTCACCCAATCCACGGTCACTATTTAAAGTAAAGTCCATGAAGAAGATGAGTCCCGAAGGAAGGCTCATAGGTTGTACGGATACTAAATCATTTGCAATCAATCCACCGAACACACGACGAACGATAGGAAATGCAACAGCTGCAAATCCTTCCACATCGCCTGCGGCCATGGATGATGCTTCACGAAGAAGCTCCTTTGCTTGGTTTTCGAGTAAGCGACTCATATAGTTTTTGGATTGGTCAGTCGTCAATCCTTCTAAAAGTCCAGTTTGCTCCCACTTATTCTGCAGGGCAGCACCTTCCTTAGAAAGATCACGATCAACAATACCTTCAGTTAAACGTGTTAAAATAGACATATTATGTCTCCTTGTAGTTAGTTATTTAATCCCCGCCAGAAGTTTCCAACGGTTTTCATGGGGATTAGATATTTTTTGTTCTTTGCGTCGAGGCACTCTAATCGACGTATTGTTGCTAACTACTTCGCTAAGTGATTCAGGTCGTCCACGCCTCTTGGTGGACACCACTGTGCTTTGAAGTGTTTCGAATACAGTCTTTGCATGCTCAACTGTCTTTACTTCATGAAGTGCCTCGACAGCAATTTGTTTCTGTCGCTCATTCAAAGAGGCGGTCTTTAATACTTCGTTCGTATAAAGTAGTTTAGCATTTTGGAGACTGAGATTCTCCAACGTCGTTGCGAGCTTCCGAAGATTCTTCTTCTGCTCGCTCATTGTTGACAACAGTTTAGTGTTGTCGGTTTTGAAATTATCGTTTTGCACTTGGAGGGCTTTGATAGTTTCTAAAAGTTCTTTTTTCTTGCCGGCGATCTTCTTAAGATCGATTGATTCGGTTGTGACAGTTCCATATCCCGCATTGGGACCTTTCCAGTTTGGATCGTCTTCTGGATCTTCTTCCTTGTCCGTGTCCTCTTCCAGTGAAACTTCTTCAACGGTTTCATTCTCCTCAAGAGTTTCTTCTGTTTCGCCAAGAAGTTCGGCAATGACGGAAGCTAGTTCATCTTCTTCCAGCGCGAGGGGTTCTTCCTCATCTTCGATTGCTGGTGCCAGTTCGGTTTCGGTATTTTCCAAGTCGTCAATGGCAGGCTCTTCATCAGCAACAATTGCTGCAAGTCCTGGTAAATCAAGGACAATTTCCTCATCTTCGTCTGGGCATGGACAAGCATTTTCTCCAGGAGCAGCACCAAGGGGTAGATCCATTGCAGTCGGATCTTCTACGGGGGTGGCGTTGTCTGGGATTCCCATGTCCATTGCGTCTTCGTCAGCCAAGTCTTCGTCCTCTGCTTCGAGGATGCTCTCCATCACCTTCTTAACTTCAGGTGCGTACTTCTCGACAATTTCGGCTTCCGCGTTCTTTAAAGCTGCTTCTTTAAGCGCCTTGGCATCAATAATTGCTTGTTGTAACATATTTGACATGTGGATACTCCCGTTATTTCGTATACAAAATCATTGTTTTATTCCCCGAAGGGAACCTTAACTAATATAAATAGTGTTTACGTTTCGGAAATGACGTTTTTTACGAAAAAAGTGGATTTTAAGGGAGATAACAATATTTTTGATACCGCAAAGAAAAAAGCACCCTCCGAAGAGGGTGCCTTTTGTGTATTCATTGAATTATTTGATTAATTCACTATATTACTGAGGATTACCCCCAGCCTCCGCCGCCGTCGCCTTCATCGCCGCCACCGTCGCCGCCACCGTCGCCGCCGCCGCCGCCTCCGCCGCCTCCGCCGCCGCCGCCGCCTCCGCCGCCGCCGCCTCCGCCGCCGCCGCCTCCGCCGCCGCCACCGGCGCCTGCAGTTAACGTAATTACTTTATCGGCAGTTGCGGAGTTACCATCAGCATCCGTAACAGTATAAGTCACCGTTGTCTGCCCTGCACCGGCTGCATCCAAAGCAGCAGCGGTATGGGATACTGTCAGATCAGGGGCTGCAATAGCTCCATCTTCATGATCAGTAGCAGTTACGCCAGTCAACAAGCCCAAGCCTGCTGATTCGAGTCCAGCTGGAGGGCTTCCAACATCCCAGCTGTCAAGAAAGCTTCCACCGAAAGAAAGGGTTGGTGAATAATCCGTAAAGAACGGAGATGGGAACCACTGATCTTTTTCCATGAAATAAAACTTTTTATTTGATGGGAAAGCGTCTGATGCGACAAAGCTTGCTGGTGCTACCTCTAAATAGATAATCTCTCCATTAACCTTGCCGTCAAGATCTTCCACTGAACCCGTCGAAGTAAAAGTTGGAACTGAAAATTCCCCCGCAACTGTAACTGCTCCTTTGAAAGATGCAGTTGCTGCAGAGGTAATCGTCATCTGCAACGAATCCGCCGTGGTGCCAGTCATGTACTGAAGAGTCTCGGAATTTCCATCCATCCCGTTTTGGGCGTCCCACAAAGCCAGATCTGCAGCAATAACACTATTAGTGCTTGCATGTTCGAGATAATTAGTGCCAGAGAAGCCGTATTCTCCGCTGGCGCCCATATCTACTGAAGATCTGGCGGTTTGAAGAAGAGCTCCCAATGCTAATTCAACGTTATTGGCAGAAGCTGCCAAAGTGGAACTAACATGAGTTGCCAATCTGCCGTCAATCTGGGTAAGATCGTCGTCAGATGGGGCAGTACCTCTTACATCAGTTTTCATCTGCTCAATTGCAGAGTGAACGGTGCCAGACAAAGCTGCGTCAGCTTCCATTGACTCGTTCAATTTTTTCATTGTGTCAAGGTTGCCGGCCAAGCCAGTGCCCTTGAGATATGTATCGATGGCATGCGCTAGCGAACCATCATCTGTGATGCTGCCAGAGGCAACCAGTTCAATGTTGTCACGAGATGCAGAGAGTGCATCATCGATGACTCTATCTGCTGTCAGCAAGCTTGTTGCTCCAGCAACAATGGGAACATTCGTAGAAGTATAACCTTCTCCAATTGTATCGTCTGTCATTGTATCTGAAAGATCAGTTGAGTTTATCTCCACCGGGTTGCAAGTAGCCGCGCCTGCCTGTATTAAAGAACCCACAGAAGAACTAGCTGCGTGGGTTTGTGTTACGAGGTTTCCAACACTTAGGACAGTAACTGAACCAGAAAGAGTGGAAACTGCGGTATGGATTCCGGATTGGCCGAGTTCGGCTGTCCCGTCGTCCATGAGTTTGTGTTTCACGGTTGAAGAACCTGAAACTACTGCTATACCTTTTGTCATAGTTAATTTTCTCCTTTAGTTTAAGCTTGTTCTTCATGAATGAATGCTGATGGGTGCCAGACGCCATCTTCACACATGTAGAGTTTGTTAGATTGTTGGAAAACAGTTCCGCCACCAGTGGTGATAAGAACAAATTTACCGTCGTGTTGTCCACCAGACGTATCCGTAAGATTTACTCCTGCTGCATCTTCTGCTGCGGAAGCTGTCATGGTTGGGAGACTGAATCTTGAAGAATTCGGGGTGAACGAAACGTCGTTAAGATCGGCGGATCCGTCAACCTCAATATCCCCTGCGAGATCTAAGTGAATAGTCAAGTTGGTTAATGAAGTCTCACGAGCTGCGATTGCAGTATCGAGAAGAATATCCGCTGCCTTTAACGTGGTTGCGCCAGAAATATAAGGGGCGCCTTGATCGTTGTTATATGCAGCATAACCAAAATTGGCAGTACCATCAGCATTCAATGAAGAGTTGCCAAGAGTGGTTCCAAGTTCAGTGTCCATTTGCGAATCTTTGGTTTCATATCGCCCAATTTCTCCTGCAACAGCACCAGACAACTCTCCAAGAGTGTTGAGTGCGTCGTCGGCGTTATTGATGAAAGCCAGCTTTCTGGTGTTAATAAAGGCAAGAAGATCTTCCTTTAATTGTACGGGATCAATACCGTCGTCATCATCGGCATCGTCTGTGAGACTATCTTTAATATCTTTAATTGTTAAAAGAGTGCCCCCCAGATTTCCAATCTTTGCTGCAGCGTCATCGCCGAACACTTTGTCTGCGATCTGCTTCATAAATGAAGTAGCTGAGTTCTGATCCATAATTGCAGTCATTCTCGCTTCGACTTGACCAGTGACTGCGGTGTGTATGGTATTGTCTGCTCCTTTAAAAGAAGTTGCACCGATGGAAGAGGCGGCTGGGTAAGGTTCGCCTGTGGCGGATACTCCCAGTTGCGTTTCCAAATTGGTGAGTTTGGTGTCAATATCATTAATTGTGTTTTGATCGTTCGTTGTTTCCGTTGAAATGGCGGATGCCACGTCGTCGAGCATTGTCTTGACGTCACTTGCCAAACCAGATACGGAAACCACACCATTAAGATTTACGGTGTGTCCTGAACCTTCTAGGCCCAGATTGAATTCGCCCTGATCGTCCAGCTTATGAACGGCTGCATTGCCGCTAGAGCCAGAGATGCGAACTACTATACCTTTTTTTAATGTCATATTTATATCCCTCCAAGGATTAAATTGTTAAAATGTGTAAATTCCATCATTATTTATTACGCAGTTTCCTGCTTCAACAAATAAGAGGAGTGCCAAATTCCGTTTTCACAGAAATAAAGCTTTTTGCCTTCCGCAAAATCTTGTGGCAATGTGCCAGCGGTGATTAGTGCGTTGCATGCTGCCGAAGTGTCGCTCAAATAGAAAACTTTTCCATTATTAGCCGAATCGTTAGCAGCTTGTCCATATGTACTGTCCACAACTTCTTGAGCTGTGCGAACTGGAAAATTAAAAGAAGCGTTGGCCCCCTCCATCATCATGCGTCCAGCGATGTTGCTGGTGCCTTCAATGAGCAAGTCCTGTGCTTCGAACTTGGTTCCAGTTAATGCCGTTATTCGATCTTCCATCGTTTTAACGTCTACCGCGAGTGCGATATCAGTTGCAGCAGGAAGAACGGCGCCAGCACCATCAGGGTGAAAAGTAGCACTATCCCATGCTGCTTGATCATCCAAGCCAACACCTTGTTGTACTTGATCGATTTCGGTTTGAAGACCACCTTGCGATCCACCAGTTACGGTAGCATCAGCAGCGTCATTACCTTTAGCACGAACTCTTTCTGCTTTAACAGCGTCTGCCGAAGCTGATAAATCACCTGTCATTTGCTGATTGATTAAACCATCAAGATCATCAATTGCAGTTGTAAGTGATGTTAACATACTGATGGCAAAAGCTGTGTCGCCGCCAAGTGATGCTGACATGTCTTCAATGTTTTGAAGATCTGAGCCAGTAAGTGCTCCAACAACAGCAGCTATGTCCGTTATGATTCTAGCTTCGAGAGTCGTGATCTCGCCGAGTTGAATTCCCACTTCTGCGTTTAATGCCTCATCTACTGCGAAAAAACTGCGATCGAGGCCGTTGGCAGTTGTATATGTTGCCAAATCGGTGTCGTTAATATAACGAGCGCCTGTGTGTACAAAAGAACAGTCAAGCTGCCCAACGCCGTTGGCGCTTGTGTCACCGGCATTAGTAACACCTGCTGTGGTTTTTAAGTTTTCGATTTGAGTGTTGATTCCACTACGTCGAGCAGTGCCATTGGTGTCGATTTCTTCTTTCAATGAGCCCGAAATTCCATTAATAGCATCTGCTATGCTATCGGCGGTATCGCCACTAGCGTTCATTTTTCCGGCGGTAGTGGGAACATTGAGATTCTCAAGTTTCACAACACCGTTCAAAACTACTGCTTTGCCGGCGCCTCCGCCAATACGAGCGCTCCCGTCATCCACAAGTTTGTGGATTGGAGAGCCGTCAACAGTGCTTAACACTGCTATACCTTTTTTGTTAGCCATATTTATATCCCTCCAAGGATTAAATTGTTAATTAAACACCTACAGCAGCCTACCTGCTACAAGTGCTAAAGACAGATAGGCACAGCTGTGCCACAGTCTTCGGGTGTAAGTAGCTAAAATCGTTACCGAAATCTTAAATTAATTTAATTGTTTTGTTTGTTGTGAAATAGAGCTTATTTCGCAGGAGATCCCAAAAGAAATAAAATAAAGCACCCTAAAAGGTGCTTTATTTATGCTAGGTTGTGAGAGAAACTCAGCCTACGCCTGAAGAGCCCGACCAGTTGTTTGGAATTTCAGAAACGTCAACCCCTGTTAATCCAGCAACGATATCGACATTATCAGAGCCCTCAATCCAAACGGAAGTCACTTTCCAGCGAAGAGCCGGCACACTCCAGTACGAATAGGTTGAATTATCATGAATCGTAAAATAGTTAGTTCCTCCGTTGGAGGGTAATCCGTTTTCGGAAATGGCGACATGAAGATAATCTGCCTGTGTAACATCGTGGTTTTGGAAAACAATCCAGCTGGTAACAGATGGGAAAACAATCTGTACAGGTCCGGGCTTGCAGTCTACTTTTCCCTTAAAAAACGGCTTTCCTGAAGCTTCGTATTCTCCAGTTTCGCCTAGTCCCG